CACTAACTGCACCTTTGTTCTCATTCATCCATTCGATAATACGTGGTGCTTGTGTTGGTATCTTTTGAGTTATCCAGGGACCAAAGTCTTTGATCATATTAGTAAAGCCACCTTGTCGTACTTTAAAATTAATATACTGCTTCATAAATCCTGGCATGCTACCAATCTTTCTACGTCGTAGTTCTTGAGGATCAAGAAAAGCATCTATTGCTGGAGCATATTCGTTGTATGTGTCTTGTATTTTTATTACAAGTCCTTTGTCGAGATCAATAGCACTGCCTGTGTCTTTCATGGTGCTATCTAATACCAATACTCCTGGAGCTTTGTCTAGCACACGTGATGTAACTGGTCGAACAGTTCCGCCTGGTTTGTCAATCTCTGTGTGTATTGCAAGACCAATATCGCTGTCTCCAATTTGCTTTCCAAGATCTGTATCTGCACTTACTCTGTAGGTTACTTGATTAGGAGTAAACACATAGGCACCGTTTTCAACTGGTGGTGTTGAGCTATATAGTAAATCTGCTTGTACAAATCCTCTAAAGTGTTGTGGAATTGTTCTTGGTAGCAAATTAAATAGTTTATCGTAAATTCCTATTAGATCGGTATAATCACCTTTTCTGTTGCTAAACACTCTTGCTATGTCTTTTGCACTAGTAGCCATCCCGTTGTAGCCTTTGGCAACAAAGCCACCTTTGTCTGTGAGTATAAATTGCCCTGAATCGTCTCTGCCAAATACTACAGCAGGTTTACCGTCCCATTTGATAGTATTTGTTTTTGCTGGTTCTTCGGCACTGCGTTTTATTCCATCAAGTGCTTGTTTTATTCCTTTTGAACCAAGATCAAATACCAAATCTTCTGGATGTTCAATTCTAGCACCTTCGCTAAGATAAGTTTTGTAGGGGCCTCTGTTGTCTGTTACAACTTCCATTCCTTGATTTACAATTCTATCACGTAGTCTTGCAAGCCAATCGCTGCCACCTTCTTTTATTGATTCAACTTGAATTCCTTCACGGTCAGCATAGCCACGGAAGTCTTCAAGTTTAGCATCTCGTTGTGGATCATTCTTTAATGCACTGAGTATTGCTTCGACACTGTAGAGGTTATCTTTTGTAGAGTTCTTGTTCAGTATCATTTTTGCAATTTCATCAGGATTGTCTGTTATTAAAGTGTTGTCTGCTCTGTTTAATAAACCTGTGTTTGGTGATAATTTATATCCAGCTGCCTTAGCAACACTGTTTATAAGAACATTTTTAACAACGCCTTTATATTCGCTTTGTGGATCATGTCTCATCCACCATTTTGAAAAGTCAGGCTTTTGTACAAACATAAAGTCTGTTTGCACGTATCCTCTATCTTCACGTCCTGTGATTGGTGTTTTAAAATGTACATTAATACCTGACTTCTTGGTCCATTCCTGAGGATCAAAGCCATGTGATTGTGCCCACTTGGTTAATTGTGCTTGCAATTGATCTTTGCTAATCTTACTAGCATCTACTGCAAGATCTAAATCACCGGAGGTAGGCTTTTGTCCTGTTGAACCAAGCATGTTGTCCATGAGAGGCAATCCAGTAAGTTGCTCTAGCCATTGTACAGTTGGCTTAACATCTGTTTGATTTATTCTTGTTGTTGTTGAGTTACCATCAGCGTCTTTAAAGATGGCACCACCTTCTTTTAATATCATTATTTGGCCTGAACGTTTACGTTAACTGGTTTTCCGGCTGCAGGTGTTTGTTGTTGTACTTGTGCATTTGGATCAGCAGCAGGTTGTGTTGCAAGTGTTAAATATTTTACCATTGTATCTTTTAGACCCTTAGATTTAACCATGTTTATTAGATTTGTTATTGGATCATTTGAAACAATCTTTTCAATCTTAGGCATTTTTAAGCCAGCAGTTTGATAACTCTGTGCCATTACACCTGGATCAACTCCAAAGTTGCTAATAATTGTTGCAACTTGTACTGCATCAGTTGGCTTGCCTGCTTTGGTCCATGCTTTCATAAGTTTGTCAGCAGTTACTTTTGTTGTTATGTTAGTACCAACTTGTTGTGCTTTTGCCAGGCCTGCTTGAGCACCTTTGCTTATAGCATCACCTGCGGCTGCAGCTCCTTTGCCAATGGCCTGTTTTGCTTTGCCTAACATGCCTTTGAAGTTTGGTGCTTCCATAAGGTACTTGTCGTTGTTGTATGCAAGTGATATAAACAGTTTTGTAATTTGATCTTCGCTTAGTAAACGTCCGTTACGTCTTGGAATAATACGACTTTCTTGTGCTTGTCCTTGTTCTCGTTGAGCGGCGTTTGCTTCTACTCCTGCAAGAGAAGCTCCAATACCAGCAGCCGCAGTTCCTTTGATGATGTTTTGCAACATATCGTCAACCGCAGTTTCGATTGAACCACTTACAGTTCCACTAAGAACATTATTCTGCAACTCGTCTGCAAGTTCTGGTGGTAAATTTTCCATTGCTTTGTCGAGTGCGGCACTATACGGATTGGTATTCATAGTTACACTCTTTACTGTGTAAATAGGTTGTCCATCAGGTCCGATACTTTCAATACCAACTTCGGCAACTCCGCCATATTCGGTTCCATCTGGCAAAGTCTTAGTTACATTTGATTGGAAAACTTCACCTGCTTTTGCACCGTCTGGCACACCATCTACTTTTATGTCATCACCAACTGTTATTGAACTATCTGCACTAATTGTTGTGTTCATAAACTCTTTGTTGGCCATTGCTCTGTCTAAGCCTTGTATTTTTTGCAGTTGATCAATCTGTTCTTGTGTCATACCAGCATCAAGAAATCTTTGATTGTTTGCTTCAAGCCATTCATTGTTTGGTATGTCTGCTGAGTTTATACCAGCTTGATTAAGTTGTTCTGATGACAACTCGCCAGTGATTTCTGTAGCATCAGCGGCATCACCTACTGATGTTGTTTTTTCAATGTTTGTATCTATACCTTCAATGCCTTTTTCTGCTTGTATAGCGTCGATAGCATCATTAACACTTCCACCGTCTGGTGCTCCAAGTGCTACTATCTTGTCATCTAGTTGGCTTATCTGATCTTGTAATACTTTGTTTGCTTCGTCGCCGAGGTTACCTTGACCTGCTAGTTCTGCCAATGCAGTTCTTGATTGTATAAGTTCACTGGCCGCATCTGCATCAATAACATCAAGACTTGTTGCACTCATGCCACTAAGTTTTGTAATGTCAATTTCACCAGATGCATCGTTGATAAATGTGTTTGTAATTTCAGGTGGTAACAGTTGATCAATACCTGCTGAAATCTGATTAAACACTCCACCAGCAAGAGCACCAATGGCTGCAGTCTTAACACCTTTACCAATAGCAGTGGATACTTTTTCACCTTTGATAAGTTCAGCGGCACCTTTAAGTGCTTGACCGGCAATAGCACCGCCAATTGGTCCACCTGCAATACCTGCTAGTGCAGTTAGCACACCAATAATGGCTGCAGTCTTTCCTGGGTTTTCTTTTGCCCAAGTACCTAGTCCGGTTAGTTGTTGGTCTAGTTCTGGAAACTTTGCTCCAATTGAGCCTTTGAGTTGTTCAAACTTAGCATCAAAACCTTGTACTGGTGCAGTATTTTGTACCCACTTGGCAGCGTCTTTGATAATTTTTCCTGCGGCATCGACTACATCTTTACCTTGGCCAACGGCAGTTCTATTAGCACCACCTGCAGTGGCAGTTTGTTCAATTGTTTTAAACAGTGCATTGATCTGTTGGGCACTGATTTGTGCTTCGTTAATAATTTTAACGTGTGAACGATCTAAGCCTTCGCACAGTTGTGAATAAAATTTCTGGTTACGTGCAAACTGTTCTTCAATTTGTTTTGCTTCTAATAGTATACTCATGACGCTTGTAATCCCTTTAATAACTTTCCTTTACTACCGGTATCAAGTTTGTTTACTGTTTTTGTTAAACCTGGTGATGCCTTTTCAATAGCGGCAATTAAACCTTTGTGTTCTGGGTTAGTAGGATCAAGTGCAACACCGCCTGCTTTAACGTTTGCTTTGGCTTTTACATCTTGTGCAGTTTTGCTTATTGGCTTGCCACTCTTATCATCTTTACCATCTTTGTTCTTATCTACTTGTGTTGGTACTTTTTGTCCTGGAACAGCAGTTGCTCCGGGTTTGATATTTAATCCAGGTTTTGTTTGTTGTCCTGCTTGTGCTTGATTAATACCTTGACCAATTGCACTACCTGTTCCTCCAGTACCAGTTGCTGGTGTACCTGTTTGTGCTCCTGCGGCTGGTGTACCTGCTCCGGCTGTTGGCTTTGTACCTACTGTTTGATTTTGCGATTTTGCTAGGTCTCTCTGATACTTTGCACCTTGTGAGTCTATAGCAGCCTCGCCTGCTTTTGTTGCAGCTCTCTGATCTTGTTGTGTTTGTGTTCCTTTTTTTGGATCATAATTGGCAACGTTACTAATACCTCGCATTGCCTTGCCAGCAGTCGATGCAAATTTTTGTTTTAAAGTACGTTTTTGTGGTGTAATGTCAGCACCTGATTGTGCTGGAGTTGCTGTATTTGCTGGAGTAGCTGGAGTAGCTGCTCCACCGCCACCTACAGTTTGTTTGCCTGCGTTATAACCTTGCTTAACTGCACTACCTAAGCCTGCTACACCACCTGCTACTGCACCTACGCCTTTTGCAGCTGCACCTGCTACTCGTCCAATACCTTTACCAATCTTGTCTACAACGTCAAACTCTCGAAGTTGACGGTATTCATTTAATTGATTGAGTAGATCTTGTTGTGCTTTATTTTTCATCTGTGCGTCTCACTGATCTAGAAAATTTACTAGGATCACGAAGTCTAATAGCATTTAACAGTTTGCGATGCAGGTTCTCTGCTTGCTCACCATCATACAACTCTTCAATCTGTTCCATTAGACGTACGGCACTGGCAATAACATTGCTGGCACGACTTTCTACGATGTAAGAACGTTCTTGTTGCTTGCTGTAACGTTCAGTATAGATACCATCTAATTCTTCAAAGATGCTTCGAGTCTTTTTTTGCATGACTTTGTTTGTCCTTTGTAGTATTTATGTATATTCGTACAGTTGTTGGTTTTTGTTTTTCAGATCTAATCTTCTAACTGTATTAGCGGAATGCGAAATCTTTGATCTAATACCCATTTTATAGTTAACGCAATATCCTTGGGTTTAACATAATCTGCATTGCAAATCTCTCCATTTGCAATGCCACCTAAGACTATGTATGTAGTTTTAACACCAGTTATACCAGTTTGCTCACTGAGTTGAAGACTTTGTTGCTTCAACTGTAGTTTACTTGTTACATAAGAGTCATTATGGTGTTCCTTGCTGTATTCTAGTGTGGTTCCTATATTAATAATATGTCCTCTAATGTTTTCTTTCATCCATTCTTTGTAAACAGTATTCATTAGATTTAATTGCACACCTGCATCAATATAGGCACTATTTACAAATACATTATAATTTAATATAGTTTGTCGAAGATTTTTTAAAGTATTAAAATTAGTAAAATCCCATCCTGTACTTAAACTTGCACTTGTAGTGTCTAATAATAAGTCTGTTAGTGCGTATGCTACAGTTTTACGACTTATATTTCCAGTACAAAATACTTTCATATTAGCAAACTCCACTCTGGAAAAACCTTTCTGAATTCTGTATTCCGTATACTGTCGAGTTTGTTAATATAATTCCAAAACACCTGGTTATCTTCTGTACCTTTGGGTATGCTTTTAACAAGATCGAATAACCGAGGATGTAGTGAAAATTTGTTCTTTAGTACATCAAGAGAAGATTCTGTTAAATTTTTTATTTCTGTTTCTCCTACAGCCTTTTGCAAAATAAAATTTGAAGGGTCGCCGTACCTGTTTGTTTTTAAGGTTGCATTGTACCAATCAAACACTTCGTCAAGGTAATAAAGATTTAACAGGCTCCACACACAGTTGACATTAAACATGTGATTGTGTGGCATAATCTTTTTCATAATTTCAATATTATTACAAACTTTTTCCCAGTTCGCTCCAGTTCTCTGATATTCAAAACGACTACTAATATCATCAATACTAAAATATAGTTCTACTAATAAACATTGTTCCCACAACTCCATGGTAGTGTCATTGGGTATAACAGTTCCGTTGGTATTATAAAATACTCTAACGTCTTTAAGTCCTTTAACGTCTTTAATCTTGTTGAGTAAATCCAAATGGTTATTAGAAAGCAACGGCTCGCCGCCACCGTGAAAATGAATAGTCTTGATGTTTCTAAGTACAGACTCATCATCAAGTAATTTCTGTATATTTTTATTATACTTAAACAGTTCAATGTTTATATCGGGGCTCATTTTCTGATAGTCAGAGAGCCAACTGGTGCTGCTGTTTGGTCCGCAAATTACACACTTAAGGTTGCACAGGTTACCAACACTGTAGTCAATGCTTTGCGGTGAATTGAGATTTATGTTAGTATCACAATGAAAGTCTTCATACAGTTTTTTTGTATTGTTCCGTCGACTTGTACGTCCGGCTGCTTCCTCTTGATAGCACACATCACATCCTGGAATTCGTGTATCTGTTTCTACCATTTGTTTTATCTTAAGATGTTCAGGACTATTCCATACCTTTGCAATATCAACATCTTTAGTTTCTTTAATATGCCCTTGAAATATACTGCATGGATTATACTTTACTTTATTTTGATCTGACCATATAGCAATATTTTTATAGATCTCATAACAGAAATATTTTTTATCTATCATTGACCTTTATCCTTTTTGTTTAATTCCAGCTAACATCTGTTTGAGCTTGGAACTTTGTATATCAGCAGTTATTTTAGGAACATCTTCGGGCATGCTATCTGTTACGTCTTTTTGTACCATTTGACTTTTTGCTTTGATACCTGCAAGTATACTGCTTGCTGGTGGTTTATTGTGATCGTTTTCATCTTCATCAACACTGCGTATTCTTAGACTTTCAATATCAAATTCCAAGTCTATCTTCATACCAACACCTGAACTACTTCTAGTCTTCATTGCTTGTATTTGGTAACGTCCTCTTTCTCTCATTGCACGACTTGTAAAAATACCAAACACATTGTCAGCGGTATTAATTTTACTTATACCACCCGAGATGTGCGAATGATCAAATTCAATTTCTTCAACTGCACTTCTGTTTAACTGTGATGCAGTTACAAACAATACGTTTAGTTCTCTTGATAAGTTACGCAGTTCTTCACTTACGTATTTGTCCTTAACAAACAAATCATTTGGCGACACTTTAGCACTAACTGGCATAAGCAAGTCCAAATAGTCAACCAACATAAAGTCAATTTCTCTTCCTTGTTTAATTGATAGCTCTTTAACAAATGCTCTTATGTCGTTTACTGTGCTTTGTGCTGGCATGTATTTGATTTGCAATCCGCCTGCTTTCTTGCCCATCATTTTAATCTTCATCTCAACAGTTTCAATGTCTTTGAATATCTGTTTGGTGCTGGTGTTTGTCAACATACTATCAATACGCATAGCCGTTAATCCTTCACTCAATTCCAGTGTGATGTATACTCCACTAAGTCCTGCTTCCATCCAGTTCACTGCTAAGTTCTGCATAAACAAACTCTTACCTGATCCGGATCCACCTGCAAATATCTGTAGTTCACCTCTGTTGAATCCACCATACAATAACTTGTCCAAGTTTTGCCAACCAGTTGAATTTTGACCATTGTTGTCTTTCAGTGCCGCAAGTCTTGCTCTAGGATCTTCAAAGTAATCTGTACCCAAGTCCTTTGTTAAACTTATTTGCACTGCATCTTTAATCAATTTCTCAACTGGCGAGTATTCACCTTTTTCTAACAAATCTGCACTCTTAAGTATTGCCCGTTCAAGTTCTGTACGTCTTGTAAATGCTTCAAATTCTCCTAAGAACCAATCAATATGTCCACTATTAAGATCTGGTATCTCTAATAAGTCTGTACCTGTGACTGCTTTTATCTGTGCTCTATCTGGAAGTGTCTTGTGTTCATTCGTGTGATCATAGATAAACTTTGCAGCTTCTCGCAAGTCTCTATCAAAGTTTTCTTCATTGAATATATTTTGAACTCTTAGAAAACTTTGTGCATCTTGCATCATCATTTCTAAAAATAATTTTTGTACATCATAGTTGTATTCAGCCATTTAGTGTCCTCTGTAGACGTTTCTTTGCCATTTCAATTTTTATCTTACTACGTTCTGCATTCTGATGTATCTGTTGTAGTGTATGTGCAACGCCAAAACGCACCACTGCATCATTTACATCTTTAACATCTTCAGGCCATTCCGGTATACTCACTTCAAACTTGTGTTCAACTGCGGCATCTATTATACTTAATCCTGCACGGTCTTGATCGGGTACTACTATAATTCTACGTTTCAACTGCTTTAGCAACTGTGCTTGTTCTTTTGAAATAGTTTCGTGCATACATGCCAGTCCTGAAATACTTAGTGCATCAAATATACCTTCAACAACTATAGCACTTGTCCAATTGGACTTTTGTAAATCATAACCAAACACATAGCCAGGTTGTTGACTGTTTATAAATTTTGGTGTGCGACTATCCAGGTAACGTGATGTATGTCCTACTATTCTATTCTTATATGTATAAGGTACAACAATTCTATCCCTTGGTCCGCGTTTCTTATCTACTAAGAATGGATACCCAAATACTATACCACGTTGTTTTAAATAATCAACATAGTGAAAGTGTAGTTTGTTGTTTGGATCTATGCGTTCAACACCGTCTGGAACTTCTTTTTCATCAAAATCAATTTGCGTTTGTTTTATAGTATTACGTTCAGCAGTTAAGTCTAACAAACTTTTACGTTTTAAACTTTCCAAGTTAAGGCGTTCAATATCAGTGCTGTCTACTCCTAACCATCCTAGTAGTTTTCTTGCTTTAAAACTAACTGGACGTCCTGGCACAAAACTTGCAGTAAATCCACAGTTAAAGCAATGATAACTCCAGTCGTCTTCCTGTTGCTTTACACCACCACGACTACGTCTATCTGCAGATTCTCCTGTGTGTACACAACAAGGTGCATTAAAACTAACCCATCCGGAACTAGTTTGTTTTCGCTTCTGCGGAATGTAACTTAAGATGTCTATCATTATGTTACTATATTAGCATACTTTATGTGTTCGATCAAGTGTTTTGATATAATTTCATGTCCTTTTTCATTCGGATGTCCTCCTGAAGCAAAAGGTTCTATAGATAATTCTTTTCTTTTGGAAATTAGAATTTCCTGCCATGATGAATTATTGTACAACAACGTTGGAGCAGCGGTTTGATAATTATTTGGTAACACGTTAAACTGTATTACAGTTGCTCCTGTTCGTTGTTGTGCATAATCAAATAAATTAACAGTCATCTTGTGATTGTAATCTGCCCATTCTCTATGATAGCTCATGCCGAGCCATAATTTTTGTAATTGAAACCAGTTGTCGTTAATATCTGGATTAGGTTGTTTAAGCCAGGTACTGTGTAGATGTCTATTCCATTGAGGTTCTTTTTCATTTACTTGATGAAGAGGATTAAACCAACTGATACGTGTGGCATTAGTTAAACCAACCAACCATAAGGTATCTTCTAAATCAATACGGTTTTGCATCATCCAGTTCATAGTCCATCGCATGCTTTCTAAACTACTACCAGGAAATGCACAGTTTTCCAATTCTAAGCCATAATGATCAGCAACTAATCCTGCGTAACAGTTTGCCAATCGCCAAGGTTTGTTTTCGTCATAATGATCACGAAATTTTGTTTCGTCAAGATGTCTAAATTGAGGGTCTACTAATTCGTCACCATATGTCCAACTGCATCCAAATGCGATAACACGTTTAATTGGCATAGTTCCTCCTAGCGATAGAGGATCTGTGTGATTTTTCCTCTGTTGACGTTAACTGTTGGTACTTCTATATATCCTTGGCCACCATTGGTGACTGTAATACTACCTACTTTAGATCCGTTTAATGTTGCAGTAGCGGTTGCTCCTGTACCGCCGCTGGCTGCTACTATATCAATGTTGGGATTGCCTGCTCCATACCATTCTGATCCGCCTCCAGATGTTATGGCAGTTACTGCACCATTTTGTACTGTTGCAACACCTTCTCCAGATAGTCCATATTGATTGACTTGAAAACGTATCCAATTGTGTCTTCCATCAACGTTGATGTAACTTCTTGTGGTTTGGTTTGTATAAACTGTTTGCAATCCAATATCGTGCCAATCAGGACCAATTTGTGTTTCACTACCTTGTGCTACTACATTACCGGTAAAGTTATCAAAATCTAATTGAAATGTGGTAAGTGTATTGTTAGCAGTATATGCCATGCTGGTGTAGTTTCTGTTTCCGTTTGAGGCTGCTCTTTTTGTTACTGGTTCTGGTAACTCAAGTATGGTGCTTTCAACAAAATCTGGATATACACTGTCAACAATTTCAACTTGTCCACGTCCTGCACTGTATGCATCTGTAAACACTGCTTCGTATAGGTTACCACTTGCACGTTCCAAACTCCATGTTGCAGTTTGCTCTTCTATTATATCTAGTTCTGCAGTAGTAAGTGTTACTTTTGCTCTGCCGTAAGCGGCACTGAGTGTTTCTAGATCTTTTGATATTAGCAATTCATCACCGTCGGTACTCATCATACGGTAAGTAATAGTACTGCCTGTAATATTCACAGGTTTTTGATCTTGATTGATAAACTCAAACAGTATAACGTTATCGACGCCACGATTAACTTTTAATTTTTTAGCATACACTGGTTGCCATCTCCTTTGAAAGTAAGAACCGTCAGTAGCAGGTAATAGTACCTGCTGCTTTTGCTGATATAAATAGACGGGTGTAGAATACATTAAATTTAACTCCAATTACTAGGTATTTATGGGCGTAGAGCTATTCGAAAAGATTGCAGAACGATATCCGTTTATTACATTTTGCACGTATGCAAGTAATGAATATGTTGGTGTTGTACAAAATAGAGATGATCAAATAACCACCATTTACGACTTTGGTGGCATTGTTCATGAAGTACAAAAACGTGACTTTTTAGAGCTTGCAAATCAGTGGTGGTGGGAATCAAATAGAAGCATACCTATTAACATATTCTTAAAACAAGATTGGGAACAGTTTAGACCTTATCTCAAAACTTTTGTTAACAAAGATTTAGATATTATATTAGGACCTGCCACGAGCTTACAAGAACTTTCACGTAAGAAAATCAAACGACGCAGTATTACACTTGTTCGCAGAGTAGATTAATGTGCAGTGCAACCAGTTTTGCATAACTTACTGCATGTGATTTTTTAAACACAAAACCAGCACTATCATCACCATCCCACACAGTTGCAAATACATCCGCCCACGGTTTACGTTGTAGGTGTGCTTTACCTGGACGTATTATACTGATAAATGCAGCCATACGTTGTATGCTATCTGGTTGCATTGCTACAATTAGATCGTGATAGTTACCAATGTGTACTATGCGTTCACAAAATTGTTTGTCTTGTAATTTAGTCCAGTTGGTCTCTTGTGCTAACATCTCATTATAGTGTTGTTGATCACGTATTAGTGTATACACACTTTGATTAAGCAAATCTAATTTAAAGTAACCACGTTGTTCTGCATATTCATAGTCTATACTTGCACAACCATTTGGTGCATCAACAGGTATCGGAGTGACGTAGACACCTGAATTGTGTTTGCGTCCTTCTGCATTTTGTCTTGCAGGAATACACTTGATCAAATCAATTACACTTTGCCTATCAGCAAAGTCAATGTCTACATCAGCACTCATTATACCATTTCTTCTACAATACCAATTACTTCAGAAATTGCAAACACTATTGCTGCCATACTGATCATTCCAGAATATAGCAAGTAACATGCATATAGTCTTCCTGTACTTTTGATCATACTAACCCAAAAGTGCTTGTCTTTCATCTTCTTAACTTTTTCAAGTTGTGTTGCTTTAGGTCTTGTTAATCCCATTTTCTTCTCCTTACCATCCTGCTTGTTTAAGTATTTCTTCACAGTATGCCTGATCTGCTGGATAGTCTCTAAACTTCTTTTGCCAAAAGTCTGGATCAATCCACGGCCATACTATTTTTGTTTGGTCTCCATTCATCTGTGCTAGATATGATTGACCTGATTCACAGTTGAATACCAACCAAGGTGATATACGTCCTGTGCTTATTGCAAATGCTACTGCATTATCATTACCGTAACGTAAAAAGTCTTGTGCTGGATTACCAGTTTTCTCATTCCACTTTATACCATACTCAATGCCACGTTGTAGTGCATCAGTTAGTGCTTCTCTTCTTATATACTGTTGCAAATACTCATCATATACACTTTCTTTGCACCAATGATCTAATTTCTTATTTTGTTTTACAACATACTCAACAAACTTTGGTACGTTGATGGCATTGATACCAACACAATGTCTTCCAAATTTTACAAATGCTTTATAGTATGGAGATGTTGAAAACTCTGCAAATGTTTTTAGTTTAGCACTGCCTTGAGTCATTGTGTAAAATGTCAAATAACTTTGCAAACCAATTTGTACACCTACTTCTTTTTCTTCTCGTGAACGTTTCTTCTGCTCGCACAGATGCACTGCTAATGTGCTTTCTTTTCTAAACTCACGTTCACAGTACTTACAAATATGTGTTTCACTTATTGCTTGCAATATAGTCCTTTATTTTGTTTTCCATGTTTGTAAAATGATCATCAAATATACTTGATACTTGTTGCAACTGTAATTTATTGTGGTTAGCAATATCTATCAATTTTTGTCTATTAGATTGCCAATCAAAAGTTTGTAATTGTACACATAGGTCTGCAATCATTTCTAGTCTGTGTTTTTCATTTGGTTCTGTATCATAACTTTCATCCCATACACTATTGTATGTTTTAAAACCCAAGTCTCTCACACGTTGTAAGAAATTTTGTGTTGCTATACAAACAAACGGTATTCCTGTTACTATGGGCTTCCATATCTTTTCTGTTGGGAAAAAATGACTTCCTTTAAAACTTGATTCTGTAATTAAATTATAATAGGAAATGTTGTAAATGTCAATGGGTAAATATTGCCAAGCTGATACCTGCAATTCTTTGTTGTGTGTAATTGCAAAATACTTGTCTGCTTTCTGATGATAATGTGCAAAATTTTGTTGATCAATGTTGCTAACAATATCTAAATGTTGTATGTTTTTGCCATGGTTTATACCTGCATACTTGAATGCATACGAGTCTTTGGGCATCAACGGCAAAATATGTTGAACAACAAAATCTCTATGAGTGTTAATCGAAGATGACATAGAGGAAAAACTAAGTTCCTTTGGATACTTAAAATCATAATTTTTCTCACAAAAGAATAGTTCATGTTTAAAACTAGTATAAGCTCTTACAGTATCAAACAATACCCAAGGAAAATACAGTAACGTATACTCAAAATCTAACTGGTATAGCGGAGCCGTTGTATCCCAATCTGCACTGCTTAAAATAAAATAATGCTTGTCTTTAGGCCAATTGGTAGAATGAGTTGGTAGTATATGCCAGCCTTCTTTAAAACAATCAATAAAAATAATATTGTCTTTGCATTGCTTTATTCGCTCTTCTTGGTAATATAAACAACATAGGTAAGTGGTATCAGGATCGGGTGTTATTTCAAAATAATTTGTAGTTGGTTCTTTAAGGTTCTTATACAAGTTCCATGTCTTATATAGCTCAAAAACTTCTGTTGCAAATTGTGATGTATTAAATTTTATTGGTAAATCCATTAATTGTTTCCACTATCACGCATGTGTTCTTTTAGTTCTTTGGTAGTTACCAGTTTGCTTAGTAAATTAATCTCATCTGCTTTCATTGCAGGATACAATTCCATTAGTATTTTCTTACCTTCGTTGTTGCCTTTTTCTTTTTTCTTAGGCGATATCCATTGGTGTCTGTGGTTGCCCATACCTGGACTAACACTAGTAGCACACAACCATTGTAGTTTAGGATGCTTGTTGATATCAAAGAAATGTTTATTCAGTCTTTCATTACAAGCAATCAAGTAATACTCTTGAAGTTCACTTGACC